ATCACGTTTTTTACTGCGTTTTTGTTTCCAGATGTCAGCAGTACGATGTCTTGCGATATGCTCTAAAACACCCCTTAAAATGCGTTGTAGGGTATTCTTTTCACCACTCTTATAAGCATAGTTTACTAATGGTAAGAATAGTTTGTGGTAGCCTTTTTCGTAAGCAGGATCTAAGTCTTTAGATTGGGCTAACCAGATAGCTTGACGGAAACTTCCAAAGCCATATTCTTTATTCATCGCTGTACATACAATCTTACCTGATGTAGATGTAGAGTTAGTAACAGTACCTGTAGGAGCACCATAAGCTGCACCAAGATAAGCTGATAGTTTTTGATATGGAAGGTTTTGGTTGTAGTTCCATTGATTGATAGATGATTGTAGAGCATTGTTTTGATATTGCTCTTGTGTTTGACCAACATTAAGAAGTTTGTTAATATCGTTATAATCAGATGCAGCCATTGTAGGAGCATTAACAGCGGCTTGATTTTGAGTAGCTCTTTCGTTAGCATAATTGTTATATGCAGCTGTACCGTATTGGTTAGCTAGTGCATTAGAGAAAGCTGTATCAGCACGACCAATTAAATTACCTTGTGCATTAGAACCATAACGACCAGCTTGTGATGCGTTAGAGTTAGCATTATTTACAGCGTCATAGTAGTTAGCAGCAGCACCTTGAGCAGCACCCTGCATAGCTTGATTAAAGTATGGATTAGGTGTTAAGTAATTACCATTAATTGTATTTAATTGTTGTTGTTGACCAGCTGTATTAAGTGGGTTACCAGCAATAGCTCTATTTTGTGCAGCAGTTAATGCAGCTTGTGTATCAGCAGATGGGCTGATATATGTTTGATCTGGATAATATTGTGGCGTGTTAGATTGGTATAGAGATTTAGCTTGATTAAGACCATATTCTACAAATGGTTTAACTGTAGGGTCTAATTGTTGAGATGAAGATTGTTGTTGTTGACCTCCACCACCACCACCCATGCCTAGTGTGAAGTAACCGATTAAATCAAAAAGCCAATTATGTAATTTCATATTACCTTCCTTAAAGTGTATATTCCCAAGTTGCTGGTTTAAATCCTAATTTTTCTGCGTGTCTATTCCATCCTTTTCTGACTGAAGAAAAAGACACCTTATCCATGTTTCCATTATTTGCTATATTCTGAATGTGTTGCCAACCTTCTAGGAAGTCATCATGTGTATGATTTTCCATATAAGCAACCCAGACGTGAAGTGTTTTACCGATTGGTTGTAGTACTGCAAATCCTATTGGATTACTGTCTTTTAATCCTACATATAAAAATGATCGTTGTTCGTAACAATCACAATATATATCTTCTGATATCCAAGTGTTATGACCTTTGGCTATGACCTTTTCAAGACCATGTTTTAGCCAATGCCACCATTTGCGTAAATCTTCTTTTGGTATGTATCTAAATTCCATTATGCTACTATTATATAACGATATGTATTATCGGATGCAGTATTTGCAGGATGTGATATAGTAGCTGTTCCTGATCCTGTAAAACTTACCCATATGCCACCAAATAAGTTACTAGAGTATCCATCGCCAGAAATATAATTCATAGTGACAATTACACTAGGTGTTGAAGGTCTAGTGGGTGATGTTTGTGTACCTTGAGCTTGTATAGTAACACTTGTACTAGATGTAGCCCACATTATTTGAACATAGTCATTAGCATTTAATGATGCAAAGTAATTAAGTGAAGCTATAATATGATATGGGTTACCTGCACTTTTTCTTTGTGCTAAACCAAAAGTACTATTAGACTTTGGAACATCTGTACCGTTCACTCTAAACCATACGTCTACATCTTCTGTAGAATTAGAAAGGCTAGATAACTGTAAGCTAAACTGTATATTATAAATACCAGAATAAGTTACCTTTAATTGTGATCCACTTTGTAATGTAATACCTGAAGAATAATCTGTGGTATTTAAAGTAATAGCATAGGCAGATGTAGTACTTGCTACTGATTGGTTTGTACTATCTTGCCATGATCCATAAGGCAAAGTTGTATTAGCTGAATCTGCTGCACTAGCTGTTATAGCTTCTAAAAGAATAACTGAGTTATAGCCTATTCTTTCGTTAGTTAAAGTAGTAGATGTAGCTCCACCACTAGCTAATGTAATAGTGCCTGTGTTGTTAGATTTACCATCTACAAGGTTATTAACAACCTCTGATATTTCACGAGGAGTTCCACCTGTGGGATTAAGTTTGCGGTACATATCAGATCTAGACATTATCTTTGTCCTTGATCTTTAGTTTCTACATCTATACTTACCAATGATGTCCAATTTCCTGTAGGAGTAATTTTAATTTGATGATAACGACCAGCTGATCTTACAGAACAACGACCCAAACTATCAGATGCAGAACTTGATCCAAACACAATATTATCACCTAAGTTTTTACGAGATGATATATTAACTGTAGCTCCACCATCTTCTATTTGTGGTCTAATAAGGGTAATAACAGCATTATATCCTGTTTCCCAATCACCTATAGTAATATTGGCTGGAGAGTTTGAACCAGTAAATGTAACAATTTTATTTCCACGAGTTCCAGCAAATAAGAATTTACCACCAGACCATAATCTATCATCTAATGAAGTTGTAAGTGTATCCATATTGCCATAAGCATCTAAACTTTCTAATGTAGTGCCTTGTGTAACAATAGTAGATATAGTAGTTGCATCTGTTTCTATTCTTGACCATTTTTGAACTAAGAAGTTATATACCAACATAGTTCTTCCACCAAATACATCTGCAAAATTCCAAATTACTAATTTTTTAATTGGATCTACAGCTGTGGTCATGGTAGCAAATTGAGTAGGATCTGCATTTTTATAAAACCAACGGTCTACTTTTTCAACACCAATAGGAGTTATTGTTTGACCATCACACATATAAAATCCGTCAGCAGATAAGAAATAAGTAATGTCTCTATATTGAGCTACAGAATTTCCATCAACACAACCTAATCCACGAGATATAGCATCAAATTGAAAGAATAATGGACTTCCGATATATGACATACGATAAATTGCTTTTTCAAGCAATACAATTCCAAATTGACCACCAGTTAAGCCAGTAATATTTCCACCGTCAGCCATAATTTGATAATCTGATTGTGATGTTACGCTAGGAGTCCAATTAGTTTCATCATTAAGATCAGACCATTGTACTTTATTTGCATTTGTACCACCGTCTAAATATCCTGCTACTACAAAATCACGAACAGTAGTAACAAATCTAGCTACTGGAGCTGTAGATGCTACATCTGCCCATGCAGTAGATACTCCAAGATACCATGCTTGTAATTTTTCATGATTATTTGCAGCTAATAATGCACTTCCATATTGAATAAACTTCCAAGAATCTAATCCATTATATCCGCCAGATTTAGATACATCATCAAGTGCTTTAGTAGTACCATTATATTTATATAATTTTGTTGAACTTCCAGCAAATATTTGAATAGTATCGTTTATTTTTCCAGCATAAGTTTTATTTAATGTTGTGCCAGCAGCATTAGAATAATCTACAGCTAATGGAAATGGAAAATATCCTTTAGGTAATGGTATTAAACTAGATACATCTTGCAATGTATTTAAAACAGATGGTTGATCTGGCAACCATTCTGTTAATGTTAATCTTTGAGTAGTCATTATGCTCTATATGTTCCAGAAGAAGTAAATTTTAATACTTTGTTTGTTCCTACAGTTGTAACTGTCGTAGATCCTGTTGTAACTCCAGTATAATTTGCAGCTGGTATACTTAAAATAATAATACCAGATCCGCCAGCACCACCAGTACCCCATCCTACGTTTGTACCTTGAGCACCACCGCCACCGCCACCAGTATTTGCTGTTCCATTATATCCATTAGATCCACCACTATTATATGCACCATCACCACCACCACCTAAACCACCAGATCCACCAGATCCAGCCTTATACACACCGCCACCACCACCGCCAGCATAATATGTAGATGTTCCTGTAATAGATGATGCTAAACCAATACCACCATCACCAGCTTTAGAAGAGTTATTTCCATCTTGACCTACTCCCCCAGCACCACCACCTCCGCCTCCACCTACTACGTTAGTTCCTCCAGCACCAGATCCACCTATGTTACCTTGACCAGATACAGCAGTTCCAATAGGAGCACCTTGTTTACCACCACCTCCAGATCCGCCAGAGCTGTTGTGACCATCATCATTATTATAAGCACCTTGTCCTGCACCACCACCTACACAATTAATAGAAGTAATGCCTATACCAGTTATGGATGAATTTGATCCTTGAGTTGGAGTGTAAGTATATCTATCACCGCCAATACCACCACCACCAATAGTAATAGTGTAAGTATTTCCAGCTTTTAATAATACTGTGTTAGTTAATAAACCTCCAGCACCGCCTCCTCCAGAATACAAACTACCACCACCGCCTCCTCCAGCTACACTTAAATATGTAATAATGTAATCTGAAATAGAAGTAAATCCATAACTTCTTGCAGATGCTACTGCTTTTGTTGATATTAATGGCATTGTTATACCTTAAGCAAAATTAACTTTAGAGGCTAATACTGTAAATGTTGCTGAACCAGTTTTAATAATAGTATATGAATAAATATCTATAGCAGAAGCTGAACCAGATGTCCAAGCATTGCCACCTTGATATTTAGGAGTAACTGCATTTCCATCAATCGTAATTGCATTATTATAATAAGCAGTAGATCCTTGAGTTGCTAAAAATACTACAGTTACTGATTCACCAGTAGCCATTGCTGTATTTAAAGATGTTGCACTAGATGCTCTAAAATTTAAAGTCCAATTACCTGAAGCTGAACTTGTGTAATATAATACTGATTGTGTAGTAATATCAAAATTAATTGTTCCTGTTGCAGCAGATCCTGATACTGTTACAGCTTCTAATGCGTTAATTAATTTAGATGATATATTAGCAGTATCACCAATAAATGTTTGTTTTGCAGTAAATGTAGTAGGTGTTGCTGGAGCTACATAATCTGTTCCTGCTGTACCAGCTGTAAAATTTCCAGAGGTATCAGATTTTACAAGACCTGCAAATGTAGTTAATGCTGGAACACCTAAATTTGTTCTTGCAGATGAAGCATTAGCAGCACCTGTGCCACCTGCTGTAAGTGGAATCAGATCACCACTAGCACCAGATTGTAAATCTCTTACTTGTGCCATTAATGTACGAATAGCATTGTTAATACCAGAAGGTGCACATCCTTCATCAATATTAATACCAGCTATATCTGTATTTAAATTAGCACCATCTGTAGTTGATGCGTATTGCGAAATCTTTGTTTTTGACATTTTTTATCCTTGTTGTAACCATGTGTTTGAACCGACTGATACATCATTCCAAGTGTTAGATCCTGTTGGTATATCACTCCAAGACTCTGACCCTTGTGCCATAAGAGTCCAAATATTAGATCCTTCTGATACAGGTGACCATGACTCTGTACCTATAGGCATTAATACCCATTCTTCACCCAATATATAACCACGAGCAGTTAATGTTGCATATGCTTTACAATTAGCATATCCAAAAAATTTACCATTACCACGAACTGTAATTAAAGTTTGTGCAGATATATTTGCATAAGCATTTCTTCTGCGTATTGGTGATGCTGTAATTGTTGCATAAGCTAATATATTTGCTTGTGCACTTACTTTTTTAGCTGCTGATATTATTACAGCTGCTTGTGCTACTATGCTTGCTTTTGCAGAAGCTGTTTTTCTAGCATTTGCAGATATAATACTAAGTGCACTAATATTTGCAGAATCGTAAGCTGTAGAAAAGCCATTAGCAGATATTGTTGCAGATGCTAATATATTTGCAGATGAATTTCTACGTCTTATATATGATATTGTTATAGCAGTAGATGCACTAATGCTTGCTGAATCATATGCTGTAGAAAAACCATTTGCTGTAACAGTAGCAGGTGCTGTTATAGATGCACTATCATAAGCTGTTGAATATCCGTTTCCTGTAACATTAGCAGAAGCTAATATTGTGGCGGAATCATAAGCCTTAGAAAATCCATTTGCAGTTACTGTTGCAGATGCAAATATTAATGTACTATCATAAGCATAAGAAAAACCATTTGCTGTAACAGTAGCAGGTGCAAATATGCTTGCAGAATCGTATGCAGTAGAAAATCCATTTGCAGCTACTGTTGTTGGTGCAGATATAGTTATAAGACTTGTTCTATATCTTACAGCAGCCGATGTTACAGTAGCTTGTGCAGATACGCTGGCGGAATCTAATGCACTAGAATATCCGTTAGCTGTTACAGTAGTTTGTGCAACAATGGATGCTTGACCATACCATGTTGTACCTGTTATTGCAAGGGAACTAAAGGGTATTTCTGATAAACTTGAATACCCTAACATATATTAGGTTAGCTCTTTAGCTACCCAAGATTGTGTTGCTTCATCCCAAGAATATGGCTTATGTAATAAATCTGCTGGGAATGGTACTGGAGCATCCCATAACCATGTAGACTTATTTAATATCCATGAAGGATATGGAGCTGGACAATAAAATACATCATTTTCTCTATCATAAATGTAACCAATGCCAGCATAATTACCTCTTAATGCAATTCCACCATCTGGCTTACCATCTTGACCATAATGTAAATTTCCACGAGTATTGTATGATGTTTGAATCCAATCTCCTGCACTTGTATCAACAAATGTGTCAAAAAAATCTGGTTCAGCAACAATAACTCTGTCTACTATTCCATTAATTACTTTTGCAAAATGTGCCATTTAAAAACTCCATAATAATGTTTACTTCTTGTTTAATTGTTAATCCACTAATAATACAAATATCTGCATTTGTTGGTTTTTCAAATATTTTATTTGTATCTTCATATTTACTATCTTTAATAGTATTCATCCATACCATTAAAGCACTGCCGAAAGCATTTCTTGTGTCTTTTGTAGGGCATACAAAATCACATATAACATATTTAGATTGTGTTAATGTATTATCTGCAAGCATACTCATACGTTTTGCTTGTCTTATACGACCTTCATGACTAAAATCCCAATCATCATATAAAGATCTAATTTCATCTGCATTTATGTGAGGTGCATTAAGTTTTTTACTCAATGCTTTTGCTAATGTTGTTTTGCCAGAATTAGGCAATCCCATTATAAGAATTTTCATTACCAAACAGCTTTTAATCTTCCGATAGGTGTAGTTCCTACTGTTAATTCATGAAAAAATACAGCCAAAGTTAATCTTGTATCATTATCATTTGTACCAAAAAAATCCAATGCACCATGAGGAACAGAAGCATCAAAAACTATTAATCTATTATAAGAGTTGTGCACTTTAATAACTTCATCATATTGATTATTGTTATTTAATCTTGCTTTCTCTGCATCTTGTATAGGTATATTGCCTAAATATGCTTGTTCTTTAATATCATTAAATGATCTATCATGTACCAATACATCTTGTTTTAATTTATATATAGATGTTCCACTATTAGGTAATGGATTTGGATTTAAATAAATAATACATGACATAATAGCTGGGCTATCCATGTGAACCCATCCAGATCCAAAAGATTTATTTACTTTTTGGAAAGACATATTTACTTTCCAGCTTACATTATTTTGATAAGACAAGTCATAATACAAAGACAATATTTTTCTACATACTGAATCAAAAAATGCAGGATGATTGATATATAATTGTTCTGTACGAACAGAAGGATATGTTCCTTTTTCGTCAGATGTATAATCCATGCTTAAAGCTAAATTACGAACTTTATCTGGGTCATCAAAAAAATTATCTACTACAGCTACTGGATAAGAAATCATTAATAACCTGTAGGTATTGGAGTTTGTTTAACTCTTAACATTTTAAATTTAGTATAGCCACGTTCTAAATAATCTTCTATATCAAAATCTGTCATACCAGAAGGTATATATTGTTTTTTATTTAATTGAGAGCACTCAAATTTAGCATCTTTGACACCTATGTTCATTCTCGACATAGAAGCATAACAAGTTCTTGCTGGACAAGTATATGCACACCCTACATTTAAGAACAATCTAATACGATCTTTAATATTTTGAGTAAAAGATTCTAATAATTCGTAATTAGTATTAAATGCAATTGGTAAAGGAACAGCTGTATCATATAACTCTAATGCTTTATGCAATTCTTCTGCTGTTTCTATTTGCTTTGTAACAGAACACTCTACAGAATACAATGGAAAATCATTTTTAATACGTTCTGCAAGTGCATCTTTCATTACAATTACAGAGTTGCCTTTTTTATGATGCTTTGTAAGAAAGTTTAATTCAGACTGATATATTTCATCTGTTGCCAAAAAGTTTGATAATGGTATTCTGTATCCAATATTATTATCGTACATCCATTTTAAATCTAAATAAGACAATTCATATCCAGTATAAGTTCTTCCTCCATATAATTTACATGGATCAGAAAAAGCAAATATAGAATCTATTTTATCTATATCTATTCCAAAAAAGTTTTGTTCTAAAAACTCTTTTATTTTTTGATTAGGGTTTTTACTTCTAGCAGATATAGTAAGACTATATGTCATTTTCTAATATATTACATTTATCTATAATATGTTTAGGTACATCTATATTTATATCTCGATAGCTGATATTATTTCTAATATCATGCTGACCAATTAAATTATATACAGCATCATCTTCTGGATGAATATTAACTATGTTAGATAAGTTATGTTTAAATGTTTCTATTTCACAAAAGTCATATATATTATTAATACAATCTTCTGTTGATTCAACCAAATCTTTATAAGTAACAAATAAAAACTCACCACTATTATTTTGTTTAGCCCATTTAATACCATTAAATGATCTTATAATAGGCTCTGACCAATCTTCTAATAATCCATAATATGGATCACCTAAATAGTTATTTTGTAGTCTTAAATAAGCATAAGATTTAACTACTTCAATTAATGGTCTTTCTAATACTATAACTTTTGGACTGCTAGTAAAATATCTATGTAATATTTCTACATTACTTGGCAATGTCCAAGACCTGCATTTATCTATAATATAATTTGCTTTAACATCTTTATAATATAAGGAAGGTATAGCAGATACAATATCATTTTGAGTGCTGTATCTTTTATTAGCTAATAATTGTTCTTCACAAGCATTTTGGCATGACTCTTGCATATCCCACATCATTTGACATACAGCAGAATTTCCTTCCGAATGTATGTCTTTATTTTGTGACAATATTGATGATAATAAAGTTGATCCTGCTCTTGGTAAACCACTTAATGCAATAAATTTATTCATGCACTAGTATAACATATTATGCCTTATAAGTACCAGATAAAGTCCATCTAATCCAAGTATTTGATCCGTTAGTTCCTGTAGTATAAGTTCCAGTTATGTTTCCTGTTCCACTATAATTAGCTGTAGGTACAGATAGAATACATACTCCAGATCCACCAGAACCACATCCTAATGAACCTGCTTGCACACCTCCACCAGTACCAGATCCTGTATTTGCAGCAGCAGATCCTGCTTGACCTGTTCCAGCTTGCGTGCCACCACCAGTACCTCCTACACCACGAGTGCCAGATTGATAAACACCTCCGCCTCCACCTCCAGCATAAGTTACGGATGTTCCAGTAAGAGTTGTTGCAATACCATTTCCACCATTGCCTCCAGCACCAGAGTTACCTGCCACACCAGCTTGAGAAGCACCTCCTCCGCCACCTGCACCATATGCACCTCCAGCAGATCCTGCACCACCTGTAAATCCTTGTCCAGAAGTTGGAGATCCAGCAGCAAATGCACCACCACCACCACCACCACTTGATCCTCCATTATTTACAGCAGCAGGAGTAGTATTTCCTCCACCACCACCACCTATAGCTGTAATTGTTGTTAGACCAGAGCCAGAAATAGTTGAATTATTACCTGCATTTGTACCACTATTTGCTGCAAGTCCAGCACCACCACCACCAATAGTAATGGTATAAGTAGTTCCTACAGTAGCTGTAAATGTGCTTGCAATATATCCTCCAGCACCTCCGCCACCAGCATATCCTCCGCTGTTACCAGTTCCACCACCTGCTAATAAGAAATAAGTTGCAGTATATTGTGTAGCAGCAGGAGCAGTAGTTAATCCACCTGTGATTAACCATCCTTGAGTTGTATCTATATAAGTTAGTTGTACAGTATATCTATTATTAGTAATATAAAAATTTGTTGTTGCAGTATTAATTTTTAATCCATTAGGATTAATAACAATACTATTTGTACCAGCAGTACCTGCATAATCAGTTATCACAATTACATCACCAGCAGAAGGAGAGGCAGGAAGTGTTACAGTTACAGATGCTGATGTAGTATTAACTGGATAACCATTGTTTGATGAAGCAGAAAAACTAGATGTTTGTACAGCTTGCCATGCTAAACCAGCTGCACTCCATGATGTATTTGTACCATCTGTCTTTAAAAACTTATTAGCATTAGATGTTTGTGTTGGTAATAAAGCATTTAAACCTGCATTTGCTGTAGTTTGACCAGTACCTCCGTAACTAATACCTATAGCTGTTCCGTTCCATGTTCCAGATGCAATAGTTCCTAAACCATTTACGTTACCAGTAGCATCTAACCATACACCTTTAGAAGATGGATATGTTACAAATACATTTTTTGTACCTGTAGCTAATGTTAATTTAGCACCAGTAGATGATGCCAATATTGTATCACGAGATAAAGTAGTACCAGATAGAGTATATGTGCCAATACCTAATTCCCAAGCTGCATTTCCAGTATCCTCAATAACGTAATAAGTTGTATTACCGTTACCTATATCTGAAAATGGTCTAAAATTAGTTGCAGCACCTAAAAGTGTAATAGTACCAGTACCTGTGGTTGTAGTGGTTTCTTTTACTCTATCTTTGAGTACTAAAGCCATTATTTATCCTAATTATGCTAATGAAATAGTTAAGTTAGCAGATGAAATTTGGAATATATCGCCAGTATCAATAGTTTTTGATGTTGTTAATGGTGCAAAATATAATAAATTACCGCCAGTAAGAGCATCATATATACCCATATAAGTGACAGTACCCCATGAAGCTGTTGCTGTAGGAAATACTACGTTAGCACTATTTGATGTAGCACCAGATGAAGGTGCTCCAATAGTAACTGCTGTTCTTGCATAAGAACCACCAGATACTTCTGTGCCTGTACCAGCTGCTGTAAGTGTTGTAGTAAATAAACCTACATAAACTGTTGTAGGTGCTGTATAAGCTGTTGCTCTTAATGATACGTTAATAACTGCATTTTGTAAATATGTAGACATTTGTGATGCCATTTGTGTTACTCCTTATCGTTTTGCTATTTGGATTGTCATTGGAACGCTGGCATATTCACCATCGTCATCTGATGCTGTAAGTGAATCTAAACCTTTTTGATACAAACCTGCCCAAGTTTGAATACGGTCATCATTCATAAGGTATGGTTCAGCTTCTGCTAGTGATCCGTATAATAATAGATCAGGTGCATTAGCTAAAAATACATTAGAAGGATTGGTTGAACTCAAATATGGAGGTGCAGCATAGTAAAGAATCTGTAAAGTATAATTACTATCTGGAATAGGTGAGAATTGAAACTCACTTGCTAATACTGTATAACCTCTTGGTAAAGCCTGTGTATAAGCATAAGTATCTCTGTTAATATTACTAGGACTATAATAGTTTAAAGCCTGAATAGGTGTAGTATTTATATGTAAATCACGAATAGCTATAAAATCTGTTGGCAATGCAACAGTTGGATCACCTTGTGCCATTGTAGTTGTAGATGACTTTAGCATTGTGCGTAATCTTAGATCACGTCTTAGTCTATTCTCACATAACTGAATGAATGTAGGAATTTGTGCTGACAAGTCTGTTCTAGCTAAGTAATCAGCTATCGTAGATTGTAAGTTTGTGTAATTGGTTATCGCCATTATACTTTGCCTTCTCTTGTACGGAAGAATTTGTTATCTGGGTTATTTAAAAACTCTTTGAATCTCTTTTGGTCAATTACATGAAATCCACGCAATATACCTTTTTTGTGTAAATCATCCATCACCGCTAATGGAATAGATGCGACCTTATTATCAAATAATCCGCCACCCCATTTAGTCTTACGATCAGTTTGGTTTCTTTTTCTTGCATTATCTTCTAGGATTGCTGTTACATCTTGTGATGTATTTAGGATAAGACCATCATCGCTTTCATAAGCAGTTATAGTCTTAACATCGTCTTTTTTAAAGATTAATCCAGCCATTTTATACCTGTAAGTTATTGAATTAGTGGAGAAGCCCTACCACAACGATAGGGCTAATCCGATAGTAATACTAGCTTAAGTCGCCAATAATACCTTGTGCAGCTTCGTTCTTAACTTCTAATGTGTATTCACATAAAAGTTGAGTGTTTTGTGAGTCACCTACGATAGCCAATTCATTTGTTTGGAATGGGCGTAAGTAAGCTACTGAAACATACTCTGGGTCAAGAACAAAAATGTTTTCGCCACCGTCAGCATCTGTGTCGTTTGCTAAGAAACGATCAGGAACTACAGACAATGTACCGAAGTCTGACATATATACGTCAGCAGCACCGATGATTGTTGTAGGAGCATCAGCAGGAGCAGCAAAACGCTGTGCAGCAATACCAGCAAAAGCTGATACGTTTTGTTTTTGTTTTGGAGTAACTAAGAATACTGTTGGGCTACCACCAGCAACGAAAACTTGTCTTACTACTGATTGAAGCATAGCTTCTGTAAGAGCACGATTTGTACCGTCTACTTTAGCAGTTGTACCGTTAGAACCAGCTACACCAGATGTACCTAAGTTGTAGTTAGTTGATGTCCATGCTTGTAAGCCACCTAATAAACGTGCAGATGTTGAGTTACCAGCATTAGCAGTTTGGTTAGATAAGAGGATAGCTTCCATATCACGTTTGATCTCAGCTGCTGCTTTAGCTAATTGGTAAGCCTTTTCAGATTTACGACCAGCTTTAAGTACTGACTCTAAAGTGCCAGAAACTTTAACAGTTTTTTGTGAGATTTGAGTTCTGTTACCAACACGAGTTGTTGGGCTTAATGTTGCTGAAGAAGCATCAGCACCGTCAACCGCAGCATTGCTTAGGTTTACAGCAGCTAATGTATCTTTTTGCCATTCATGGTAAACAGCAGTTGCTTTTGTTTTACCAACAGTAGACATAAATGGTGTATCTGTTGGAGAAATGTTGTAGATAACATCAGAAAGATCTTCTCTGATACCTACAGCTGATTGGGTTTGAAATGTTGCCATTTGTTAATTTTCCTTTTATAAGAATTGTTCTAGTACACTTGCGGCATCTGACACTTTGCCAGTTTGACGCAACCTTTGTGATTGTTGTCTGACGACATCTGATTCAGTAACTTTAGAACCACCTGTGCCTGATTGCAGCATCTTTGGAGCTTGATTTACTTTCTTAGTTACAGCAGGTTTTGCCTTTTGTAACTTGTCATACATCATAGCCTTATGTAAAGTAAGGACATGACGAGAATCATATACGTTAGAGAGTTCATCGTCTGTAAACCCTAACTCTTTGCCATAAGTACGAATCTCTTTGCGGAGTTGTTCGCCTTTGACCTTGTCAGAAAACTCTGGTAAGGCTTGTGCTAATTTGGCTGCTTCTTGAGCAATTCTATTTTGGATGGCTGCGGCTTGCTCAGATTGTTGCTCTTGGGCAATTCTGGCTTGCTCAGCACGAACAGCGGCTAACTGTTCCTTTTGCTCTGTAATTTCAGCTACTTTAACTGCATAACCTATTGGGTCGTTTTCTTTTAAATATTGCAATTCCTCAGCTTTAGGCTGTTGGGCAGATAGTAATTGGTCTATCGCTTGCAATCGTTGAGCATAGTTATCACGAGCATACTTAGCTTCCTCTATAGCTTGACGTTCAGCTTCTACAGCCTTACGTTGTTCAGCTACTTCGGTAGTTTTCTTAGTGTAGTCTGCACCAAGTTGATAGCCTTTGATTAATTCAGATAAGGGAACTTCCTTTTCTTCGCCTGCCGCTTTCACGACATATCTTGGTTCTTCCTCTTGATCTGTGTTATCAGATTCATCTTGGGTATCTTCAGATTCACTTTCAGCTTCCGCTTCTTGTGGCTCTGTTTCTACTTCCTCTGCTTGTACAGCTTGTTCTACTTCACCTTCTGGTTGCTCTTTAGAGTCCTCTGGTGTGTCAAATAAACCTTCTAAAGCATTGGCTGCTTGTCCTAATGTAAGCTCGCCACTTCCACTTTGTGGAGTCATGGTTGTTTCACTCATTTATATTTCCTAATTCCTCTATGGGAGGTATTCCAATTATAGAATTGTCTATAATATCTTAAGTGCTTTGGCTTTAATTTCGCCTGTTTTGGCGATTGATTCTAGCTCATTCACTAAATCGTTTAATACTCTTAAGTTACGATATGCTATTTCTCTATCGTCAGCTGCGTAGTCCTCAGAGTTTATAAAATCGTTTGTATATCTTAATCGTAATGTATCAACAACCTCTTTAAAGCTGTCGTTTACTAATATCTTTTCTATGTCTGATCTATCTATCATTTAGCTGGTATGCCAGTATTTCCTACATTTCCATTAGATGTTGGGATAGATAAAATAGATTGTGGATAAGGTTGAGCTGGATAATTGCTTGAACCTAATAAAGCACCGTTACCTAAAAATCTACCTACACCTGAACTACCATTAACGTCAAATTGATTGTTGCCAGATGTTTGCGGAATAGATGCTAACAATGACATAAGTGGGAATAATTCATTGATAGTAGGAACGTGCTGAGGTTTAGCATTTTGTCCAGTAAGTTTAATAAATGTTTGTGGATCTACTTTACTGTCTACACCTTTACCATAGCTTGTAGGAATGGATGGATAATATTGACCACTTACTGAATCATAGTATAACGTATCAGCACTATTAGGTGCTACTGAATTTACTGTTGTTCCTTGATCTTGTGCTGGATTACCCATTTTGATGTCCTTGTAACTTGGATATTTTGTCTATAGAGTCTACAATCATCTTAGCTTGATCTGTTCTAATCTTCTCACCTTGAGCTGCTGAGTTGACTTGTAGTTTAAATTGTTCCATCTGCATTTCTAATTGTTGCTTAGCTGATTCTATTCTTAACTTCTCAGCCTCTAATTGATTCTTAGCTTGATCTGTTTGTGCTCTAATTTGAGCTTGTGTTACTTGAGCTTGAGCTAATATCTTAGTAGATTCTATTGTAGGATCTGGTTGAGGCGGTTGGTTAGCTGCTTGTTGTGCTAACTGTTGAGCTTGTTGATCTGTAATATCATTCATGAAGCTAGATGAATCTCTGAAACCAGCCATGTGAATAAACTTAGCTAAAGTATCTCTATATTGTTTGATAGTCACTAATGGATTACCTAAACCATATTGTTGAATGATTTGCTCTTGCTTACCTAAGATCATTTGTGTAGTAGCTAATTGCTCTTGTTTAGAACCGTTACCTAAACCTACGTTGATTGTAACTTCGTATTGGTCATGCCATTCTCTAGGATTAAATGGTGCAAATTGACCATTAATCTTGAGATAACGAGGTTTATCTTGATACTTGCATAGTAAGTGTAGAATACCTTTGAAAAGCGATTTAACACCTGTTTCTGCAAAGATACGAGCTATTAATTCTAGCTTACCTTGTGCTGCATTAGCCATAGTTGCCACAGCAGTTGCAGTAGCATTTTGTAATACGTTAGGATCTAGTCCTTGATTCATGTCATTAACGCCAGTACGTTTAGATTGTACTTGGTCTAAGTAGTCCATCATTGGAAATGATTGAGCAGCTGTAGACTGAACTGTTAATGGAACGATAGCACTTGGATCTTTAACACGAACAACACCGCCAGCAGTAGAAGTAAGTAAGTCATCTAAGTTTACTTTGCCTTCAACAGCAGCAACACGATAGTTGTTAGTGAGATATAAGTTATCTAGCATTTGGCGAAGGATAGTAGATTTAGTAAGTTGTAAGTCTACAACCTTATCTGCTAAGCCTTGACCATAGAATTTGTGTGGAATTGGTGATGGGCAGATAGAATAGAATGGAATATAGTCACATTCCTCATCTGATAGAATCTCATTAGATGCGTATAAGATACGTCTTAATTCTGCAATACCATCATCGTTTTGGTCTACCTTGATATAGCATTCATAAACCTCAATAAGTTGCATTGTATGGTCTTGTGATTGCATATCTAATGGTTGCTCACCACGAGTATAACGTGCAATTCTTTCTGGGCTGAATTGTAATGCGTCACCAGTTGCTAATGTATCTACAACCTTAGCATCAAAACCCATAGCAATAAGCTCTGATCTTGTTACCATTCTACGTTGTGCAATGAATGGAGAATCTTCTATGCGTCTAGCACGTTTAGAGATTAAGAACTCCTCTGGAGGAATGTTCTCAACCACAATCTTACCTGAATTAGTTACCTTACGAAGTTTAACATCGTGAGATATAGATTTAGTTTCTTGACCTGTAGCTTCATCCATGACAATAACTTCTTTAGTGTCTTGGCTTACAATCTCTACTTCTTGGTCTTGTAATAAGTATGTGAGTTCGTCATCTGTTAGGTTCTGATACTTCTCATAGTTGACATCTTTCTTATCTTGCCAGTAAGCCTTAACAATGCCTACCTTTTCCATAAGTGCATCTTTAAACCAATTATGAAGGATTAGAAAGCCATCGTTGTCTTTATAGAACACATAGTTACTAAGTGTTGTTGCTTGGTCGGCAAATGGTTCGTCACCTTCCCTAACTGGCTCAAACTCTACTACATTTTCTGATGCTGAGAATACACGAACGATTTGTGGTAAAGCACCGTCAATAACTTCTGCCACTTCTTTAGTTACAATAGATGATCTGCCTTCTACTTCGTTACCATAAGGTTGACCCAAATAGTATTCCAATGACTTTTGACGGTCATAGGTTGTTTCAGTCATCACATAACCAATAGCGTTATGGATCTCTGCTTGAAGTATTGACTTTAGTTTAACTTGTTCCATTTATACAATCCATGATTTATCATAATTAAGAGGTGCACCCCAAGTGGAGTCGTTCTCGTTTAAGCCTACAGCCAGATAACGAAAGGAGTCACTAGAATGTGAGCACCAGTCGTGTAAAGGTGTGTCATAAAAGACATTACGTTTCTCATCAAACACTCGTCTATAGTTACGAAGTGCATCTAATCCAGTCTTAACCTTATGGTCAAACCAGCATCTAGGAAGTAATTGTCTGACAGCTTGTATACCATCTGGTACATTTAGCTTTGGTACTACTGTTATTTCTAATCCTGCTAGTTCTAGCATCTCTTTACGAGATTTACCAGTTCCTAGTTCTCTTACTACTACATCATGTGGTAACAGATGAGTAGCATTATCAAAACCATTATCACGCAACCAAGTAACATAAGTGTCAAGTCCTTGTCCATGATTTTCATAGTAATCTATAAGTCTTACTTCTTTACCTACTAACTGAGCTACCCAGATTGCTGTTGAATCTGACATACCTAAGTCCCATGCACAATAAGTCTGTGATAGTTCCTCTCTAGGAATAGTAGTAATTCTGTTTTGTTCTTCTAAATCGTTTATGATCTTACCGTAGTAAGAACCTTCTACTGCTGCATTAAAGCTAGTTTCAAACTCTTGGTTATACTTATCATCACCCATCTCAGCTCTTGCAGCTGCTAATTCTTGTGGGTTAATAAGTTTAGTTTCGGATGCTTTAAACTCTAATAGATTCCATCCGTTGTTGTCATTATTAGAACGATTGTTCTCTTTTTCAGCACGATCTCGTAAGTCTTTAAAGTGGTTATTGCCTTTAGGTGTACCAATAAACATAGCCCAACCTAATCGGTCAGCTAATGCAGGTCTAACTACTTCTGAGAATATGGCAGGATTTACGTCACCAATCTCGTCTATAACAACACCGTCTAAATAGATACCACGAAGTGAGTCTGGGTTATCTGCACCGTATAAAGATATACGTCTACCCATAAAGTCAACACGAAGCTCAGCGATGTTTGCTACAGCACCTAATGGTCTTGTATACTTGAGTAAGTAATCCCATGCTATACGTTTACATTGTGCGTATGTAGGTGCTATATAAGCAAATCTAGGGCTATCTTTGTCACAGATAAGGGCTGAATGTATTAGCTGATTAATAGCTGATACGGTCTTACCCATACGTCTGTGTGCTACAACAACAGTAAACCTATTATCTTTTACAGCTTGATGAATAAGTTTTTGTGGCTCACGAGGTCTATAACCTGTGTCTAAAGTATCACTCAATGCCAGTCACAATCTTAATTGTAATAGGCTCGTCTGTATCACCAGTTAGCTTGTTCTCTTGTAATGCTTTACCGTCTAAACGATCACCCAATTCTTTTATAGCAGCCATATCACCTTCTGTGGCTTTGTTAAGTAATGCTTCTGCTATTAGTCTTAAGCGTTGAGCATCATCTTGAACGACTGCTCGTCTAATTGTTTCCGCCCATAACCTATTGGTTTTACTAGAGTTTTTATTTCCTAATGGTGCACCGACTTTGTTTTCTGACATAATTGTAACTCCATTACTGGGTCATTACCTTAGTGTGTATAGTGTGTATTATACTTTTTTAGCTGCGTTGTTTTTAGCTTTGTACATTGCAAATGCTTGTGATTTCTTAGAAGCTGGATTAGCTTTACCCATACCATTACCTGCTTTAGGTTTGATAGAAGTTTTAACTTTCTTGTTTGGTAGTTTTAAACCTGAACCTGATGCCATGTTATTTTCCTTTTTTCTTAGTTAGTTTCTTTTCTGCTTTCTTTTCTGCTACTTCTTTCTTCTTGCTTTCAGTCTTTTCATGCTTTTTCATAGCAGTCTTAGACTTATAAACCTCTTTACCTTCTTTAATCATTGCCATTATTTCTTAGCCTTTCTTTGTTCGCTAAGAGCAATCGCAATAGCTTGCTTTTGGTTAGTAACTAATTTACCCTTTTTAGATCCTGAATGAAGTTTACCTGATTTCCATTCATCCATTACCTTTTTAACTTTTGTGTTTTTAGTAGGTTTCTTATTCATGATTAATTTTTTTTCGCTGTTTTAGCACTCTGTTTAAACGCTTTTGCTGTAGGAGCACCTTTCGTTCCCACCTTACGCATCTTCTCACCTGAACCAGCCTTAATCCTAGCACGCTTTGCATGAATGTTGGCATATAGTCCTTGTTTAGTAGACATTACTTAAAGCTCTTGAGAGTCTTAGCTAAGTTAGCACGTTTACCTAATGTGCCGCCTTTTTTAGCAGCTGCATTTAGTTTCTTTGCTGGGATTTTTTCACCTTTTTTAACACCTAATTCTTTTTTAAGTGCACCTTTGTTTTTAATTGCACCAGCGATCCAGTTTTTAGTAGCCATATTAGTAGAATTTTCCTTTTAGTGGGTTTTTACCGTACTTCTTACCTGCTTTAATGAATTCTACCATACGTTTCTGGATGGGTTCAGCTTGAGCTACGTTGTTAGGTTTTGGTTTAGTTTCGCCACCTATTTCGTTAGCAATTTTACCCATGTGTGATTTTTCCATGAGTGCTGCAATATCATCAAGTTTTCTCATTGGTTTAGATGCCATGATTGTGATTCCTATTTTAAAAATCTTAGTTTATATAATGTTGAGTCACATAGATCAGCTATGGGATCAATCAATGTTTGTAGTTCTGAATCTTGTGGTAACTTATCTCGTAGTTGTTTTACGTTGTTAGCAAAATCTTCTATCTCAGCTACTGGATCTGACTTAGGCGGTGCATAAGCATCTGGGAAGTCCATGATCTGACCATACTTACCCATGTATGCTTCTATAAAGTCATCCGTTAAATCTTGAAGGCTATCATAAAAGCTACCTAATGCTTTGTGTTGCGAATATGACTTTGAACTCCAATGGAGTAAATGAGTATTAGTTACTTCATGTAAGCACATGAGAGCAAATATACTTGCTACCTTGTCATCACTAACGTCATTCTGAAATGGTGTCATCTTCGTTTTCCTCTACAGGCTCAGGCTGTAGTTTAATGTATCTGCGATCATATTGACATTCTGGACAAAAGTCATACCCTGTGGAGTCAAATGGATCACCGCAGGAAGTACACACAGATATTTTCATATAAAAAGTTAAGCCTCACACAAGGAGAGAGGTTTGTGCAAGGCTTGGGAGGGATTCTTTACGTTTCTTTGGGCAACACTCTGCCCACATAGTCGGTATTATACCACAAGTGACTCTCTTTTCGCCAGCATTTATGCGTGTATGTGCCTTGAAGCCATTGTTAGAAGATTATCGTATGCCATATCTAATTGCCATTCATAAGCTATTGGAGGCTTTTCTTTTAAGTACTTAGCTAATATAGCTTGCTTTTGTCCATCTGGTAAATTTTCAAATATGATTGTATGCACAATTTTTATATTAGATTTGTCCATAGCATTAACCATGTGTTCAAATTCATCCTCTGTAGATTCTCCACCAGATGACATTCCTAAAGATTTGCTAGGATAATTAAGACGATGATCTAATGCTTTCATAGATCTTTTCCAATCATCTAGGATTGATAATAAACGTTCCATTGTTATCATGACTTAACTTTTTCTTCTATCAGTCTTGCAAATATAGTAATGCGGTCTATTGTAATTGGCTCATATCCTGTTGGAAATACTTTTTTGTATATAGCAATAATATCTTCCTGCGTCATATTCCTACCTTCACTCCTTCTGAACCTATTGCACTTTCACCAAATGAATCTATTGTTACATTGTGTCGTAAATTATGTTTGGTATCTTTTTCTGTGTATGTATGCGTTTCTAGTATTTTATCTTGAGGTATATTTAAATTGTGATTAAAGATTTCATCTAGTGGATGTCGTTTAGGTTTGTAATATTTGTATAGTTTTTTACCAGCATCATTGTATAACAATCCTTCTTGCACCAATTCCATGAGAGGATATTTTAAATCATACTGGTGAACCCTAATTATAACAGCAAGCTGCACAGATGTTTTAATGTCATCACCTATGACTTTCATAATCTCTTGTTTTAAATACTTTCTTTTATCAGCTTGTGTTAAGTGATCTAGTGATAATTTAGGATACATCTTTTACCTTACATATCCATTTTTTCTTATCGGTTTGACTCCAACCATGCACATGGATAGTCCAACCTGCATCACGAACTATTCCTACATTCTCATGGTCAGCTATTTTTTTAATTCTAGCGTTCATATTTGTTGTTGTTGTAGTTTGAACAGCAAGAACTTCTTTACCTTTAAGAGCTAGCAAATCTATAAAACCAAATAGGTCTTGTCTTATTCTGGCAAATGCGTTCCAATGTTCTACTACAGCTACTGTGTAGCCTTCTTCTCTAAGTTTCTTTAGTGACAGCTGGGTCGGTGAGATTGCCAAATTGTTCTCCGTTAGGTTTTTCTGTGCCTTCTTTTAATCTATCTTTTCTAAATATACGATCAAAGTTTTCTTCAAATTCTTTGGTATTAGGTTTGTTAATCAGACTGTCGCCAGTAATTCCGTTAGTAGATGCCATTTATTTTACCTCTATCATTCCATGTTCTAAAAGATATTGCATAGTTCCTATGTAAGCACGATTCCACATTGCACGTCTATCTTCACGAGATAATGTTTTACCATTGTCTAGTTCCGTATGGCAAGTATGGCATAGTGCTGCTACAAGTGCATCGGATACTTTTATACCCATTCCTTTACCTTCATTCCTGTGAGCTGCACAAACTGATTCAGATAAACGACCACAGCATTGGCATGGTAGTTCTCTGAGTAATTTAATGAGCTTGGTATTGCGGTAAACCATCTTGAAATGAACATCCGTATTCGTTACCAAATCTTATCACATTATCTATAAAATCCGCAAACTGAGCTGTATCTAAATCTGCTGTCGAAGGAACTACAATAATGGGTTGACCAGCAATCTCTTTTGTATATTTAAGAAACTTGTATTTCATCAGCTCATGTAATTCTTCTTTGGTATAACCAAGATGATCTGATATGCCTTCAAGTATTGCCCAGTACATATCATTTTGAGATAAGTTTCTAATGTGTTTACGTTCAGTCACTTGCACCTTCCAAATCTTACTAAAATCTAGTTCTTTTAATTTGGCTACTAAGTTCTCCAAATTTGCTTTTGTCAAATTGTATTTTATCATTTGTTTTCTCCAAATTCGTATTCTGCTCTAAGTTTTTTTGACATGGTATCTTTAAATCTTTTGTTTGCATTATCATATCCTTTGCTTTTAAAAGTTTGACCTTCAAATGTAGTAGCTCTAAATGTCATTGTAGGATCAAACTTTAACACACCCTTAATAAATTTGTTAGCTGAATTATTATCACTCATGGACTCTCCTTATATCGTAAACCTTTCTTGTCAAAATAAAATCCCCATTTTGTTTCTATAGGGTAATTGCGTTGCTTCTGTAAATAAACTACACAGTCTGGAATACCTTTCAGTTCTTCCTCTGTCTTTTCACCATTCTCAATATCAAATTCTTTTTTCTTAGACCTATACACACACAAAATATTGTCGCAGAGGTTGCGGATATGGCTAGAACCCAATATATGTGTTGCATCAGGTGCTACAGTTTCATCTGATAGTTTACGAGTATGAGCCACCAAGAATACATGAACATTAAGATCACGACAAGTAGTAGCTAAGCGATCAAGAAACAATTTTTGTTTTTCATAATTGTCCTCGCTAATGTCACTCATCTTCATAAGGCTGTCAATAATAAAAATTTCGCATCCTAAAATATGCTTTCCATAATACATTGTAGCTATCATGTCATCAGATGTAGTGCTGCCTGTCTGGTCGTACAAATACAGTTTTTCAGATGCACGTTCACAAAATTTTGTAATAAATTCTGGAGTTGGGTCTGTAGACTTTAAAGTTTGCTGGCACATTCTAGCAATGGTAAGTACTGGTCGCATTTCAAGACTGCTAATTAAACACTTAGTTCCTTGACTCATGAGAGATAACATAACTTGTGAGAGCCAGAGACTTTTACCATGTCCGCTGACCCCAGTAATAACTGTTAGCTCTGCTGGTCTTATTCTAAAATCTTCTTCGGTCTTAACCCATCCTAAAGATTTACCTGAGTTAATTTCTTCTGAAAAGTATTTTATAACATCGTCTTTAAACAACAATGTATCTTTAACCTTAAACTCACTTGTGCCATATCCGTTATTGTAATAATCAGTTATGGTCTGTTGGTTTACAGTTAGTTTAGTTATTACTTCGTCTAGATTCATTTAGCGTTATCCCATGCGTTTCTGATTTTAGGTACATTGCCATCTTCCCAGCGTTCTTGATTTAATAACGTAAGGGGAGCAGGGGAAAATCCTTCAATCCATTGTTTAGTTTGTTTCATGCGTTCTACATAACCTATCACCTTATCAGCGATTAAGTCAAGGTCTTTATTCTTCCATCTCTCTAAACAAGTTTTTTTATTAACTTTTCTAGTTGTTGGATACTTTTCCCAGAACTCATCAAATCGCACAGAGTGTTTTATTATCTTATCTTTATCTAATCTTATCTTATCTGCTATAGATTCATTATAGAGTTTGTCTAGACTTTCTCCTGTAACCAGCCAAGAATCAAGTTCTTTTAACATTTTTTCTATAAAATCTATAGGTTTTCTTAATCTAAAAGCAATCTCTGAAACTTGTGGCAAATTACCCTGTGCTTCACTAGCTAAACACCATAATTTAAATAATGTGACTTGCTTGATATCATCCATCATCATAAAATCAGCGTCATTTAGCAGATCTCTGCCATAACACTTAAACCATTTCATATCTGATTTGTGCTTATAATGATTGTACTTATCCCAGTTCTTAATTCTCATAAACTCTCCTTAAAATAAACATTCTTCATATAATTCTGACATTGGCACGACTTTTGCTTTAGGCGGTCTAGGCAGAATATGGAGCTTACAA